CAGATTTTACCGCATTTAAAGAATTACGAGCTCGTTTAGATGAGCTTGCCCAAACTGAACAGGATTTAAAAGACCTGCTAGAGAAAGTAGATAATAATGACTAAAACACTTTATGTGCCTGACTATATTGCTAATAAAAAGAAAAAAGAAAAAGGTGAGCTTGAAAAAGCGTATGTATCAGCAGAAGATAGATACTTAGAACCTTCTAAACTTACCGAAAGTGCCTTAGATAAGTTACCTGAACCTACAGGTTGGCGTCTTTTGATATTACCGTATCAAGGTAAAAAGCAAACAATGGGTGGTATAATTGTTCCTGATGAAGTCAGAGAACGTGAAGCCGTTGCCACTGTATGTGGCTATGTATTGAGAGTTGGTCCATTAGCGTACCAAGACTCTAGTAAATTTGGCGAAGATGCTTCTCCTTGGTGTAAAGAAAAGGATTGGGTATTGTTCGGCAGATATGCGGGAAGTAGATTCAAAATCGAGGGTGGAGAAGTCCGCATTCTTAATGATGACGAGATAATAGCTCGCATTAATAACCCTGATGATATTTTGCACCTTTAATTACATGGAGTAACCATGCCACAAGCAGCACAAAAACAAGACCAACAGGTCGAAGAAAAAGAAACTGATGAAGTTGAAGTAGAAGTTCTTGAAACAGAAGAACAAGAAAACCCTGAAGCTGAGGTTGAAGTTGAAACTAAAACTGAAGTTAAGCCAAAGCCCGAACAATCTGATGATGAGTTAGAGCAATATAGCGAAGGTGTTCAAAAACGAATCAGTAAGCTTACAGCTAAAATGCGTGAAGCTGAACGTCGTGAACAAGCAGCTTTACAATATGCTCAAGCAGCTAAAAAAGAGCTTGAAGAAAACCAGAAAAAGAATCTTTCTTTAGATAGTTCTTATGTTACTGAATTTGAAAATAGAGTAAAGCTACAGGATCAGCTTTTAAGAAGTAATTTAAAAGAAGCTATTGATAGGGGCGATATTGATGCTCAAGTAGAAGCTCAAACACAACTAGCTGCTGTAGCTTCACAGAACGATAAACTTGCGATGATAAAACAACAGCAAGAACAACGAGCTCAACAACCTGCTCCTGTTGCAGAACCTCAACAACCACAACCTGCACCACGAGACCCTAAAGCAGATGCGTGGGCAGCAAAAAATGAGTGGTTTGGTACAGATGAACCTATGACTCTTACCGCTTTTTCTATCCACAAAACTATGGTGGAAGCTGAAGGTTGGGATGCAACTAGTGATGAATACTATGCTGAAGTTGATAAACGAATCAGACAAGAATTCCCACATAAGTTTGGTCTTACGACTCGACAAAGTGGTCCTGTTGTAGCCTCCGCAAATCGTGGTGGGCAGAAAAAAGGTAAACAAAAAATACAATTGACAAAATCAGAGGTTGCAATCGCCGACAAACTCGGTGTATCTTATGAACAATATGCGAAGCAAAAAGCTCGTATGCAAAATTAACGTGAGGATAAAATTATGAATGATAGAAGCCCACGCACATCCCAAACTAGGGAAAAAACTGTCCGCGCTAAACCGTGGAAACCACCGTCACAATTAGACGCTCCATCCCCTCCAGAGGGCTATGTTCATCGTTGGGTCCGTGAATCTGTCATGGGTTTTGATGATAAGAAGAACCTTTCTGCTCGGCTACGCGAAGGCTTTGAATTAGTTCGTGCTGATGAGTATCCTGACTTTGAAGCTCCTACCGTCCAAGATGGTAAACACGCAGGTGTTATAGGAGTAGGCGGTCTAGTGCTTGCAAGAATCCCTAAAGAAACAGTAGGTCAACGACAAGCTTACTTCCAAGGTCAAACTCAAGATCAAATGGATGCAGTTGACAACGATCTTATGAGGGAACAACATCCATCTATGCCTATTAGCAAACCTGATAGGCAATCTCGTGTAACCTTCGGGGGAGATAAATCCTCTGATTAATTTTTAGGAGACTAATCCATGGCGAATACAGATTCACCTTTTGGGTTGAGACCTCATAACAAATTAGGGTCTACACCGAACGGAAATGGTTTAACGGCTTACAAAGTGCAAATCGCAGGTGTAGCAGGTTCATCTAGCTCTATCTTTCAGGGCGATATGGTGATTCCTCTAACCAATGGACTTGTAGACGTAAGTGCAGCAGACGGTGGTTCGGTAGCGATTCTTGGTGTTATGGCAGGTTGTCAATATACTGATCTAAACGGCAAACCCGTTTTTGATAATAACTATCCTGGAACAAGCTCATTAAAATCAGGCACAGAAGCTACTGTGTTTGTTTATGATGATCCGTTTCAAGTTTATGAAGTCCAATGCGATGCTTCGTTAACTAACTTAGCAACAGCTACAGCTTTGATCCACTCAAATGCCGAAGGCACAGGATTTGGTTCAGAGCAAGCAAACGGTATCTCATCAGGTGAGATATCAGTAGCTTCCGCAGGTGCTACAACAGCTACTGATAATTTTAGGATTGTTGGTTTTAAAGATGTTGAGGGCATTGACTACGCTTCCGCAGGGGTTGTAGCTTTAGTTAAACTAAATCTACCATTCCATACTGCCACAACTGGTCTATAAGGAGATAAGATATGGCTATAGCAAGATCCCAACTCCTTAAAGAATTAGAGCCTGGACTAAATGCTCTATTCGGACTGGAGTATGATCGGTATGACAATGAACATGCCGAGATTTACGAAACAGAATCTTCAGACAGAGCGTTTGAAGAGGAAGTAATGTTAAGTGGCTTTGGTGCTGCTCCTGTAAAAGGGGAAGGCTCCGCAGTTTCATTTGACACAGCAAATGAGTCATTTACGGCTCGATATACACATGAGACAATAGCTCTTGCGTTTGCGATTACAGAAGAAGCTGTAGAGGATAACCTTTACGACCGACTCAGTTCTCGTTACACTCGTGCTTTGGCTCGGTCTATGTCAAATACTAAACAGGTCAAGGCGGCTGCGGTATTGAACAATGCGTTTGATAGCACAGTAACTTATGGCGACGGTAAAGAACTTTGTGCGACTGACCACCCCACTAATGGTGGCGGTAACTTCCGCAACGAGTTAGCTACTGCTGCTGACCTTAACGAAACATCTTTAGAGCAGTCGTTAATCGACATCGCTGCTTTTATCGATGAGCGTGGACTTAAAATTGCTCTGCAAGGGCGTAAGTTAATTATTCCATCTGCACTTCAGTTTGTAGCTGAACGTTTGATGGCTAGTAACCTGCGTCCAGGAACAGCAGACAATGATGTCAACGCAGTTCGTAACATGGGAATGTTGCCAGACGGTTATGTGGTCAACCACTTCTTAACCGATACTGACGCATTTTTCATTAAAACAGATGCACCTAATGGTTTTAAACATTTTGAGCGTAGTGCTGTCAAAACTTCTATGGAAGGTGATTTTGATACAGGCAACGTGCGATACAAAGCTCGTGAGCGTTACAGCTTTGGTGTTTCAGATCCACGATGTGTGTTTGGCTCTCCAGGAGCATAAAAAACCTAGGAGGGCAGATTTGTCCTCCTTTTTTTAATCTTACTGACAGCATTTGCTGACATTAGCCACGACAGGAGATTTTTAAATGGCTGTACATTTTACTGGACCAATCCTTTTTGCAGGTAAGGATGGACAAAGACAATGGTTCGAAAACCTGCCAATAGACCGTAACCCTGATTATCTTGTTTATATGGATGATTTTACAGGTGTTGCATTAGATTCTACAAATGACTGGACAGTTGTCAAAGACTCCAGTGCCTCCGCAGCTATTGCTGCAGATGTTGTAGGTGGAGCACTTACTCTTAGCTCACAAGCCACAACAGATGACGATGGTTCTTCTATACAAGGCAATGAGATATTTGCAGTTGCTACTGATAAAGATATTTGGTTCGAAACAAAAATCACTCCAACAGATGCAGAGGGTGATAATCAAGAAATTTGTATTGGATTAACTGTGAACTTTGCAACAAATCCAGAAGCAATGTTAGCTGCTGCTGACCGTATTGTGTTCCAAGTTGATGATGGCGATAGCAATATTGATTGTGTAACTGAAAAAGATGGCACTGCTACAACAACAGATTCTGGAGTTGATGTCGCTAGTGGCACTGCTGTTACTCTTGGCTTCCATGTTAAAAGCACTGGCTCTGTTGAGTTTTTTGTTAACAGGAACAAAGTTGCAACCCACACAGCAAATATTCCTGATGATGAAAATCTTGCGCTAGGAGCTATGCAACTATCAGGCTCTGCAACAGGAACAAAGTCAATGAACATTGATTACATTTTTGCTGCTCAAGTAAGATAGGGGGTAACAAATGGCTAAAAAAGTTAGAGCCAGAACGGATAAAGGTGCGTTTATCGCTGACGATCCGAATACCCCAGAAAACGAAGCATGGGAAGTAGTAGAGGAAAAGACCTCTACTACTCTTCCTCCTAAAGGAAGTGCTGAGTATAAAGCCATGCTTTTGCGTGGAGAAATAAAGGAGTAATCAATGGCAGATGCTGTAACCTCACAAACCATAATAGATGGTCCGAAAACTGCCGTTTTGAAATTTACTAATATTTCTGACGGATCAGGTGAATCTGAAGTTGTAAAAGTTGACGTTAGTGCGTTATCTAAAAATGGAAATGGTGACACTTGCACAAAAGCAACCATTGAAAAAATCTGGTGGCAATGCAATGGTATGAAAGTCAAAATGTTATTTGATGCTTCTACAAATGTTTTTTGTATTGAACTTGGTGAAAACCAAAGTGGACACCATGATTACACAAGCTTTGGTGGACTTACAAATAATGCAGGTTCTGGTGTTACTGGAGATATATTGTTTACAACTGTAGGACACGCTTCTGCAGATTCTTACACAGTTATTCTTCAAGTAAGGAAGGAATTTAGCTAATAGGTATATTGATTTAAAGGAGTTGTTATGGCTACTACTAAAGATGTAAAACGATTACCTAGTGGTAAACTAAAGTATCGTGGTGAACTATTTTCAGGATACAATAAACCTAAACGAACCCCTAACGCAAAGAAAAAATCAGCAGTTTTAGCTAAAGTAGGCAAAGATGTAAAAATAGTTCGCTTCGGCGATCCTGAGTTGTCTATTAAAAAGAATCAACCATCCCGTAAAAGATCTTATTGTGCCAGATCAGGTGGCATTAAAGGCACGACTAATAAGTTATCAGCTAACTACTGGTCGCGTAGAGCGTGGGATTGTTAGATGGCAATTAGTCGTGGTCAAATGAAAAAACAAATTACAACTTCTAAGAAAAAGAAACCTAGAGGCATGAAAAGTGGGGGGTTATGGGAAAATATTCATGCTAAAAGAAAACGAATAAAGGCCGGATCTGGTGAAAGAATGAGAAAACCTGGATCTAAAGGTGCGCCGACAAAAGCTAACTTAAGAGATGCGAGGAAAACTAGTGCCAAGAAAGTTTAAAAAAGTTCCTAAAACTAAAAAAGGTGTTCCTAGAGTATATGTGAAAGGTGCAAAAAACCCTAAAGCAAGAGAAGCAGAAATAAAAAGGACTGCTCGTCTTTATAAACAAGGGAAGTTAACTCCTGCTATGATGGATAAAATTAGTAAACAACGGAGTAAGAGCTAATGGCAGAGACAAAACCCAAGAAAAAAGGTGGTAAATATTCTTCTATTCCTGGAGCAGGAAAATTTACTCCATCTAAATTAGATGCAGTTTATAAAAGAGGTCTTGGTGCATATTATTCTTCTGGAAGCAGACCTAAAACCTCTGCTCATGCGTGGGCAATGGGGAGAGTGAAGAGTTTCGTAACTGGTAAAGGTGGAGCTAGGAAAGCAGACGCTGACTTACTAAAAGGCAAAAAGAAAAGCACTAAAAAATGAGTTACTTACAAAGTAACATTCCCTATTTTAAATGTTGGGTTCGTCGTGAATATACTCATAACCACGAGAAATATCATGGTGAGTTTTTACACGCTATGGCTATCGCTGTTACAACTATCCCAAATAGATGTTTAAGTTTTCAAGTAATATTTACAGGTAACGAAGCAGAAGGCGAACCAGAAGATACTGTGCATGGTGGTGCTATGTGGGCTAGGATGCCTATAACTGGATTGTTAGGTGATGTTCCTTTAGAGGAATGGTCACACCCCATGGAAACATATGATGCTCAACCTTGGGATTGTGCTTCACATTATCATTCTGTATATGTGATGGATAGAACAACCCCTTGTCCTTGGTTAGCAAAAATAAATGGCGAGTTTTTCCCTGCAAAGTATATGTTTACTGTAGATTATACAGATAGTGAAATTGCAGATGATCCTGCACAACATAAACAATCTCATGTTTTACAATTACTCGATGCAGGAATATGGACAGGAAATATTGTGGCATTGCCCAATAACAGGGTTAGAGTAACTCACCCTGCTTGGTTTGCAACAGGACAAGGTGCTCCTGATTTTAGACCATCTCAACATATACACTATTCAAAGTCCGATTTAGACTATACACTAGATGTGAATAGAGTGTTTGACAATTTGTATAACAAAGGAGACAATGATGAAGCCAGTTGATAAAAAGAAAAATCCTGGACTTGCGAAACTGCCTAAAAAAGTTCGCAACAAAATGGGTTACATGAAAAATGGTGGTAAGGCTACGAAAAAACCTGTCCGCATGGCTTCAGGTGGTGAAAGTAAAAAAACAGGTTTAACCCCTGCACAAGTTTCTAAAAAATTCGTTGATTTAAAAGAAGGTAGATTATCATCTACGGAAGTTATGAAATTTATACTAGGCAAACTAAAATAAAGGAAAAGAACATGAAAAAAATGAAAAAGAAGCCTAAAGGCATGAAGAATGGCGGTAAGGCTATGAAGCCTAAAGGCATGGCAAACGGTGGAAAAATGATGAAACCCAAAGGCATGAAAATGGGTGGAAAAATGATGAAACCCAAAGGCATGAAAATGGGCGGTAAGGTTATTAAAGGACCTTACAGTTAAAGGATAAGTTATGGCAGTTTCAGGATCAGTTGATTTTGAACCAGATGTAGCAGAGTATATTGAAGAAGCGTTCGAACGTTGTGGTTTAATTGTAGCTACAGGATATGATTTAAAAACAGCAAGACGTTCTTTAAATTTACTTTTTGCAGACTGGGCAAATCGAGGATTAAATCGTTGGACTATTGAGCAGGTATCTTTACCTTTAGTTACAGATATTGCTAATTATCCCGCAGGAATTTTAACTATGACTGTAGGAGCTAGTGGTTCTTTTACTGTTGGTGAAACAATCACAGGTGGTACGAGTGGTGCGACTGCGTCTATAACAAGCGTTACTTCATCTACGGTTATTGCCATAACTATACCTTCTGGAACTTTTGTTGCTGCAGAAACAATCACAGGTGGCACGAGCGGTGCGACTACTACGGTTACGGCTGCTGTTGATTTTACGAATGTAAGAAGCACTATAGATATTTTGTCTGCGGTTATAAGGCAAAATGCAGGTGCTTCTAATCAATCAGATATTTCTATAAGTAGAATAAGTCGTGATACTTTTATAAATATTCCAAGCAAACGAACAACGGCACGACCTTCTCAGTTTTATATAGATAGACAAATCACACCTGTTTTGAAATTGTGGGGAACTCCTGATGCAACAACGTATACTCTTGTTTTTGATAGACTTGTAAGAATTGATGATGTAGATAACCCACAGAATACAGTAGATGTGCCATTTAGGTTTTACCCCTGTTTAGCAGCAGGATTAGCCTACTATATCAGTTTGAAAAAAGCACCTAATCGTGTGCAACTGTTAAAAGCTGTATATGAAGAAGAATTTGAGCGAGCTGCTGCGGAAGATCGTGACCGAGCTAGTTTAACATTAACCCCTAGCAGAGATTATTACACGTTGATAAGATGAAATTCGCAACAGGACAATACGCTTTAGCTTTATGTGATCGATGTGGTCAACAATATGATTACATTTCATTACGACAAGAATGGAATGGTTTAAGAGTATGTCCTGAGTGTTTTGAGGAAAAACATCCTCAGTTAGAACCAAGTTCTGTGCCTTTTGAGCCAGAAGCTTTGCGATATCCTCGTCCTGATAGAAAAGAGCCTCTTGACATACTTGTAGGTCAAAATACATTTCCTCTTTTTACTAATACGTCAATACAAGGAATTAGCTCTGTAGGAAAAGTAGAGGTTACAACATGAGTTTTACTTATTCAACTTTAAAACAAGCTTTAAAAGATTATACTCAAAACGATGAAGTTTCTTTTGTATCTAACCTGCCAGTGTTTATTAGGCTTGCAGAAGAGCGCATACTAAAATCAGTGCAATTAAATGTTTTTGAAAAGAACGCTTCGGGATCTATGACTGCAAGTAATAAATTTTTAGCTTGTCCAGATGATTTTTTAGCTTCTAACTCATTGACAATTACTAACGACAGTAGTCTTGAGTTTTTACAATACAAAGAGTTAGAGTTTATACAATCGTATAACCCTAACCCTGCAACTACAGGAACCCCTAAGTATTACGCACAATTTGATGTAGATAATTTTATTATAGCTCCTACTCCTGACAGCAATTATGTTGTTGAAATGAGTTATTTTTATCGTCCTAAAAGTTTAACACAAAGCACGTTTCTACTTACTTTAACTTCTGTTGTAGGCACTTTTACGACAAGTGACACAATAACAGGAGGCACAAGTGGAGAAACAGCCACTGTTGATGCCGTTCCTAGCTCTACTACTCTTACGGTTATAATTCCTAGTGGTGATTTTACAGTGGGTGAAACAATTACAGGGAGCTCTAGTGGGGCAACAGGCACATTATCTAGCATAGGGTCAGACTCTACTGTTTCTTGGGTTAGTGAAAATGGAGAACTTGCTTTACTTTACGGATCGTTAATAGAGTGTTATATTTATATGAAGGGTGAACAAGACGTTATGACTATGTATAATTCTCGTTTTGCGGAAGCTCTTGCACGACTTAAAAATTTAGGTGAAGCTAAAGAAGTAACAGATGAATATACATCAGGACCGTTAAGAAAGGCTAGGACATAATGTTTACAGAATCGTTAGGTATGTCTAATAACTTTTCTGTTACGGTTGAAACTACAGACAACAGGGGGTTTACTCCAGAGGAAACAGCCAAAAGATGTGTTGATAAAATAATCGGTATATCTAACAATGCTCACCCTGCAATACGTGATCAAGCTCATGCTTATCGCAAAGAAATGGAAACGATTATTGCGTTATATATGAAACAAGCTATTAAAAGTGATAGAACTACTATATACAATGCAATAAAAGATTCTGGAAACCCGAAACTTGCAGAATATATAAGGAGAATGTAATGGCTTTCACGGGAAACTTTCTGTGTACCTCTTTTAAAGTAGAGTTATTAAAAGGAGTGCATAATTTTACGGCGACAACAGGAAACACTTTTAATATCGCGTTGTATGATAATAGTGCTTCGTTCACAGCAGCGACAACAGCGTATACTACCAGTAATGAAATTAGCGGAACTAATTATTCTGCTAAAGGGCAAGCTTTGAACCCTGTCACACCTACCTCAAGTAGCACAACAGCATTAGTTGATTTTGCTGATGAAGTTTTTAGCAATGTGACTATCTCCTCAGTAAGAGGAGCTTTAATATTTAACGACACAGCCACAGGAGACCCTTCGGTAGCTGTATTAGATTTTGGTTCAGATAAAGCAGCAAGCGCAGGTGATTTTACTATAGTATTTCCTACAGCTGATGCGAGTAACGCTATTATCAGGATAGCTTAATGTCTGATGCTCTTGTTCCTTTATTAGGTTGGAATAGCACTACCCGAGGGTGGAACGAGGGCGCATGGAATACAGAGGTTGGTTTTCCTAGTGCAACTGCTTCTATCGACTCTGTATCAATTGTTATTGGTCAAAATGTTACAGGGGTCGCAGCAACATCTGCCATAGGTAATACGTTTGAGACAAATGTAGGAGTCAGCGGGACAGGTAGTGTCGGATCTTCTACGATTACAGGGTTTGCGAATGTATCTGTTACTGGTGTTTCAGGCACTACCTCTTTAGGCAATGTATTTGAAACACAGATGGGTGTTTCAGGCACTACCTCTTTAGGCAATACGTTTGAGACAAATGTAGGGGTAAGTGCTACTGCTTCAGTTGATAGTGCTGCCTTATCAATAATAGCAACATCAAATATTGAACCGAGTGGTGTAGAAGCTACTGCTGTAGTTGATGATGCTCCAGTAGTAATTGATACATCAACCAGATTTGAAATTACAGGGGTAAGTGCTACGGCATCTTTAGGAAGGGTGCTTGTTTGGGGTAACATTGTGCCTAGTCAAACACCTAATTTTAGTGCAGTATCCCCTAGTCAAACTGCCAATTTTAGTGAAATATCCCCAAGTCAGACCCCCTCTTGGATAGATATAGCAGCATAAGGAGATAAAACATGGCAAGTGTATATACAAATGATTTACGATTAGAAGAAATTGGGTCAGGCGAACAGTCAGGAACGTGGGGAGATACAACTAACACGAACTTAGAGTTAATTGCTGAAGGTTTCAGTTTTGGAACTGAAGCGATCACAACAAATGCAGACACGCATACTTCTACGGTTGCAGATGGGGCAACAGATCCTGCTCGTTCAATGTACATTAAGTATACAGGAGCGTTAGACTCTGATTGTACAATTACTATTGCTCCCAACACTTTATCAAGAGTACACTTTATTGAGAATGCTACTACAGATAGTGGGAGTTCTGGTCCTTATAACATAATTATTAGTCAAGGTTCTGGTGCTAATGTAACAATCCCTAATGGTACAGTTAAGGTTGTTTATTTAGATGGTGCAGGATCTGGAGCTGCTGTTGTAGAGGCGCTTACTAATATTTCTGTCCCCAGTTTATCTACAAGTACAGCAGGTACATCTAATTTACGTCTTGGCATTAATGCAGGGGATGCAATAACCTCTGGCGGCAACTACAATGTGGTCTTGGGTGATGAAGCAGGTACTGCTTTGACTACAGGTGATAATAATGTTGCTGTTGGGTTTGAAGCTTTATCAACAGAAGATGCCAATGGAAACAACGTAGCTATTGGTTATAGAGCATTGAAAACTCTTAATGCAGGAGCAGAATCTTATAATACAGCAGTAGGTGTTGATGCAGGTACATCAGTTACCACAGGTGTACAAAAC